GAACTCCGCCTGGTAATCAAATGGCTCGACGCCAAGGATCTCCTGGACAAAGCGCACCGGATCGTTCCGGTACGTCAAGACAAACTCTTCCATAAAATTAGTCGTCATTTTCGATAACCTTCGTGGCGTCCGGAATAGTTTTCATTTTTCGCAATGCATCCAGGTGCATGTCGCCCAGGGAAATCGTGACCTCCGTCTGGCCGGCCTTAGTTCCGTACCTCGACTGGTTCCAAGCCTGAGCAACAAATCGATGCTGGCTGGCCTTCTCCCTGGCAATCGCAACGTCTACCTGGTTAAGATCCTTCGTCCTGGATCCTTCTTCCGCCTGGTCACGTTCCAACTTCCGCTCGTTTGCTAAATTTTCAAAAATTTGGAAACCCATCTCCGCGTGACTGTCCGCCGCTTTTTCGCGGATCTCTTCGATCGCCTTGCTGTATTCGTCGTGATTGATCAGCAATCGGTGAAGATAGCCTCGGTTCAAATCCAGCTCCTTTGCTAAGCTGCTTATGGTGCCGCCAGACATAAGAAAATCTTGGAGGTACTCTGCGCCACCTCGCGTTTCTATTTTCTCCAATGCCTGGCGACGTTTTGGTCTTCCTGCCATGTATGAAACTCCTGCTTTTGTATTGTTATCCTATTTGCTTTTCTCTAGCCAAATTTTCGCGTCCCTATGTGTCTTGACCAGGCTTAGCACCCGGGGTCTGTTTTGCTGGTGGGGGGGGTAATTTTGTTCTAATTGCGACATTTTTGGTTTCCTAAATGCTTGGCATAATGCTAACCTATTGTTTTACTTATGTTATTTGCGGTTTTCCTATTTCGCATAATTATCATTATGTTAAATGTTCCTCGCGTACGCGCGTGTGCGCGACCCTGTCGCCGTGCGTGAAACGTAGGTAAAAGGGCAGCGCGTACAGTGTTGTAATGTTGGAGAAGTACACCTCGCGCTGCCAGTTTGCAGCTACTGACAGGGAGGAAACAGTAGCTTAGACCGAGGTAATAACTAATCATAAACACATAACTCCTAGCCAACCAAACTTACACGTCATCCGACTGCAATCGATAAGCGATCACCAGGTAATTGATTTGATCCAGCAAGCTATCTTCGTGAAAGCCAGTGTTATCCATCCTGGCGGCTTTGAGCTCGGCCATTAGCCTGGCAACCTCATACGCGGTTAACTTCTCGCCAGGCTTGAGTTTATCCTGGAGCACTGATGTCCACCTGGACGCAACGGTTTCATGCAACGGTCGAGCGTCTCCGTAACTGTCCTCACGATCCGTCAGGATATTATTCGCTCTGTCTAAAATAGTTTTATAGTTCATCCTTACCTCTTGCTTTGTATCGAGCGTAACCACGCTCACTAATTACTTTGACGTAACCTCGATCGATCAACGTCATTAACTGCTCCAGCATCTCTTGCTTTGTCTCGTCCATTGATCCGGCTAACGTTTCTAGGTCCATTACTCCCTGGGATCGCATAAACGTCAGGACGTGCAGCTCGTGCCTGGTCAACGGTTCTCTAGTCTTTCGACGCTTCTTGTCGTCGGGCAGTGCAGCTCGCAATCCGAGTTTCGCTCGCTTCCTTTCGAATTCCATCATGGCTAGTCGCATCTCAGTCTCGTCCATGCTCTAGTTCCCACTTGCGCTGGAGGATTGCCTGACGCTGGAAGTGATCCCAGTCTTTCAGCTTCCGACAATTGAGATGCTTCTTTCGATTAGCGATTGCTTCCAGTTCCACCAGGTCGGTGACAGCCTTCATCAATTTAAGGAAATCACTTTCCGACATTTCGGAATAATCAGGAGCTTGCCACTCTAACCTTTTGAGATCCTCTTCGGTCATCATCGGCCATACCAACCGAGCAACCCTACCACATACCACCAGTCTAAAGACTGGTGGTATTGATGGTATCGTAGGCGTTGAGAATACCAATATGTATACCAATCGATACCATTTATACCATTTTGCACTATTTTATGTAATACAATCAGGTACTTGGACATCACATGATTACTGGTATCGACTGGTATTTCGCTCATAATTTGTACTTTCCAGGCACCAGCCAGAAATTGTCCTCATTCTTGGCAATTTGGCCCTTTTCGAGCAGTCCTTCGACGGCTCTATTATATGCCTGGTTCTTATTGACGGCGGTTGCTTTGCCAGCGAAATGTTTACGCAAGTCTTCTTCTTCGATCATCCACCTCGTTCCGCTTTCCGGATAGCCAGGGCCGGCAGGATTAGCTTGACCGACGTGTTCACCCCATAGCTGCGTAAAGCAGTTGACCAGGAGCTTTTCGTTTTTGCTGAGCTTTACCTTGGCTTCCTGCTTACGGTCTTCAGTGACCGGCAGGACAAAGCAGCTCGTCACGTTGTCGCCGTCTTCGTCTTGGCCCAGGGTAACTGTCTCCAGTTCAAAGGCGAACTCACGGCCTCCCTCTATCTCTCGTTGCTTAGTTGTCCTGGCAAAGCGAATTCCGCTCACCTCATCAACGGCAACCTCTATCTCAGTGTCAGTGGCAGCTCTAAGGCTGGAGTGACCGCGAGCCAGGTCTGTAGCTTTGCCGGAGTGATGCACTGACAAAACGCTACACTGGCCGTGCTCACGGAGCGCGTCACTGTTGGCAATGTATGCCGTCATATCTTCGGGCCCGTTTTCGTTACCGCCAACCAGCGCCCTCGACAGTGTGTCTACGACAATAAGAGCAATCTCGCCGTGCATATCCTTGACCATATCGATTTGAGATAAGAGCTTGGGTAGGTCGGCGCTTGGATCCAGCAAGTTAACAGGGCAGGGACGTATTGCCAGCGGTACGTTTTCGTCACCGTAGTGATCCTGGATAGCGCGAGCTCTATTTAGGTAACCGGATCCGCCCTCCGCTGCATAATAAAGAACGACGCCCTGCTTAACGTTGTGTCCGTGCCAGTCTCGACCGGCTGCAATGTGGTAGCTCATGTCGAGCGTAAAGAACGACTTGCCGGTGTTTGACTGACCGTAGACGACCGTCATTTGTTTGGAGCCTAGCCAGTTCTTTATAAGATAGTTTGACTGGAGCACTGGCTGCGCGTCACCGATCCACACCAGCTCGTCTAGTAAGCTTTCCGGTCTGTTGAGTGTCTTCAGCCCAGTGGCGACTGCCTGGAGCCCCTGGCTTGCATGTAAGTCGTTCCAATCTGTGTCTGGCATGGCTGGCGCTGCCCAGGGCAAACCCGTGCTCTTAGCCGCGTCCTGGCCTTTTTGGTTAACGTCATTGTCGGCAGCTATGACCAGCTCCATCTCCGGCCATGTTTCCTGGAGCGCCTGGCAAACGGTCGCCAGGTTTCCTGCGTCCAGCGCAAAAATGACGGGAGTTTTATCAGCTCCCGTAGACATGTGGACCGATACAGAAGTGGCCCAGCCCTCGCTAACGAAACACTTGCCCTGGAAATCTAATTTACCGACGACGCCAAATACACCGCCGTCTTTCTTTAGCCCAGGATTAAACCGCTTATCGCCCGATGGAGTAATGCGCTGGTGCCCAACTTGCTCACGATTAGTATTGAACAATGGCACCACCACGTCAGAGCCCTCCAGGACTGCGCCTATTAGGTCAACGCCTTTGCGCTCGTGATACGGCGTATACGGGTCGAACTGCACTGGAGGCTCCTCTGGTTTGGGCATAGGCACGACATTTCCGAAGTAGTCCTTGCCGCTTTGCTTTAGTTTGATTTCCGGCCGTTTCTTTTCGAGCAGCGGCCAGCATCCGTCGTGCTCCAGGATTTCGACGATCGCCTGGAAATCGTTGCATTGCCGGCACTGAAACTTTACCAGTCCGTCACGCTCGTGGATCCAGAACCTGGTCGATGGCCAGTCGTTGTGTCCACAATTTGGACAACTTCCGTGGTGCTCCCCCTTCGGCCCTTCGCGAAGGGCGTACCTTGTAATGATACGCTCGCTCCACTCGGCCCAGTATGCCTTCGGAAAGTCCGGCATTTAAAATGGGATTTCGTCAGGTATGCCGCCGTCAAGCGACTGATGAACCTTGATTTCTTTCTTTTGCTCAGCATCAGGGAACGGACTTGCAGCCTCTACAGTTGCCCTGGCCATTGGTTCCGGCGTGGTAGGCACTTCCATGTCACCAAAAATTTGAGCGCCCTCAGACTTTTCCTTTGGCTGCGCAAGATCCCCAAAGTGATTGACCTTTTCTTGCTGCTCTGGCGGAGGCTTGCGCTCAGCTCGTGTGAGTACGGCAAACGCCTCCGGTCGAGTGCTAATGCCGTGCTTGCCGCCAAACGTCCAAGATTTAAGATCGACAACACAATGCACCATACTGCCGGTCGTCATTTCAAAATCAGGCTCGCGGTCCTTGATACCAATTTCCTCAAAATGATGGTCATAAATTTTAGGTTTAGTATTTGGGTTTTTGTACGTTCTTATTTGCAGCTTGCGCTGGAACCGACCGTCGTCTGTCTCTTTAAATAGATCCTGCCATTTTGTGACTGGCACGTCGCTATCTCCGCCCGTTTCCGGATCACGAATTTTTTGCAGCCAATGCTTGCCAGGAAAATCTGCTTTAAACATGGCGCTCATTTTAGCGGCCAGCTCTTCGGCTTGCGCTGGTTGTAATTTAACAATGACTTCGTACTTGCCTTCTTCATCAAGTATAGACGTGCATTTGTCCCATTGGCCGGTTGCGCTGTTTTGTTTGTACGGCATATCTAACCGAGGCCATAAAACCTCTACGTTCATAAACCGAATTTGATTGTCTTTTAGTTGCATAGATTACCTCTTAATTATCTAAATATTCTGGGAGTTCGTGAGTTGAGAAACTTGGCCACCTGGT